CAGGCTCTGGAGCTACAGCAGTAGGACAGTTAGAGTTTGGTACTGTTGGAGATTTCTCTGGTTTACTTAAAGAAGGTGTAAATATAACTGCTGGTAAGTTAAGTGATAATACAGATATTGATTTAGAAAATGGTATGGTACATCTTTTCACTACAGCAGAAACAACTACATCTACACCTAATATTAGATTTAGTAGTTCTACCTCTCTTGATTCTAGTATGAGTGTTGGAGAAGCTATATCAGTAACTATTATCACAACTGCTGCTGCTGCTGGTTATTCAGCACAATTAACTATTGATGGTGCTGCTGTTACAGAAAATTGGGTAGGTGGGTCTGCCCCATCAGATGGTGGTGCAAGTGGTGTTGATATTTATACTTATACAATTATTAAAACAGCATCAGCTACATTTACTGTGATTGCGAACCAAAATAAAACATCATAATTAATGAAACAGGATTATTGGACATATAACAAACCTTTGTCAATGGCAGGTCTTGGTGGTGGTGCTGCTTCGCTGTCTGTTGCATCAAGTGGTGGTCTTGATGATTCTGCATATAGTGGATTTTTTACTTCTGGTGCATCACCTATAAACATTAGTAGCTCATCTAGAGATGATTTCTCAGGAGGTTCTGGGTCTAGTGGTGGGACACATGATTTTTCGGATGCATTTTTTGACCACGCAAATCAAAAAATTTGGGGTGACAGTGGGTTCAATCAAGGTGAAGGTTATTACGGATGGAATAATGGTGGAAGCACATATTCTGGTAATGCAAATTTTTATACAGTTAATACTTCTAAATCAAGTCTAGGTAGTGGTGGAGGTTCCAATATAGGAGGTTGTACTGTTGCATACTTAGGCGATAATACGCCTGTACTTGTTCTTGGCGATATTAATAATAGTTATATAAGATTCTATTTTTGGAATCACCCTGCTAATACTTACATCGGATACTTAAACGTAACTGTAGGAACAACAAATCAACCGAATGATAACCGATGTGCAGGTTTATGTTATTCTGGAACTCATTTGATAATGGGAACTCAAACTGGTAATTACCCTTCTGGCGTAGCAGATAGATATTTATGGGGTTATGATTTACCAGCAGATACAACAGCCATAAATAGTAGCAGTACAATTTCGGCTGTTTTAAGATGGACAACACCTCATGCTCTTCAAAATGGTCTGGTATGGGGAGGAGGAAATAGAGTATATCTAACAAGTTATGATAGTGCTTTGGGAGGAAGTTATGGAAATGGTCAATACGGTGGTGTTACACAAATAATATTAACGGATAATGGATTTTCTGGTACTCATTCAGTTGTGGGTTCAATAGGTCAATATAATCAATCAGGTTCTACTTTTGGTTTAGGGATGGATTATAAAAACAGAAAACTCATACTTGGAGGTCACAGTGTAGGTACTTACGGAGTTTATGGAGAATAAATTTATGAATAGGACAAAATTTAGAATCAATAGTAAAATGAATTTAAAGTCGTAAGTATTATGTCAACATTAAAAGTAGATGATATACAATCTAGGCAAAGCACAGATGATGCAATATCACTTGCAGCAGATTCTTCAGTTTCTTTAAAGCACTCAGCATCCGCTAAATTAACCACTACAAGTACAGGGGTGAGCGTAACTGGAACGTGTACAGCTACAACTTTTTCAGGTTCAGGTGCAAGTTTAACCTCTTTACCAGCAGCTAATTTAACGGGTGCTTTACCAGCTATTGACGGTTCTAATTTAACAGGTGTGGGCGGTGGTGCGTTTGAGTTTGTACAAAAAATGGAACCATCTAGCACTGTAACTGAAATAGATAAAACAGGGCTTGAATATGATACTCTTTACAAAATAATAATTCCTGAAGCTAATTTTAACAGCAATACTGTTATGGCTATGAAAGTATTTTTAGATAATGCTACAACAATGACTGACTATAGTAATTTCTTTGGAAATTATATTAATGAAAGCACAAGTTCAGGAAATGCCAGTAGTATGAGTTATTGGGAATTTAATATGGATGGCTACCATTCATCTAAGCATGGAGGTTCAATTGATTTTTACACAGGTTCTCGACCTTATGTAATAGCAAAATTTATAAATCCTAATTCAGTTTATGGATTTGTTTCTTTTTGGGGTGGTAAGGACAGCAACACAAATAATACAAATAATGACTCTAATCAAACTGATACATACGCTAAAGCCAATGGATTTAGGCTGTTTAGTCCAAATGGATGGAGTTTTACAACTGATACAAAAATTTTACTTTACAAATATAAGGAGGCATAATGAATAAATTAGTAAACGGAGTCGTAGTACCACTTACATCTGATGAAATAAAAGATTTAGAAACTAGAAAAGCTGCTGCACCATCAGAAACCGACATTAAATGGATGCAAGTAAGGAATGAAAGAAATCGCTTATTATCAGAAACAGATTGGGTCGTTACAAAAGCATCTGAAACAGGAGTTGCTGTAAGTGATGATTGGAAGACGTATCGCCAAGCTCTTAGAGATGTCCCAACACAATCTGATCCAGAAAATATTACATGGCCGACAAAGCCTAGTTAAGAGGGTAAAATACAAATAATGCACTTTTAATTACTATGTCAACAATAAAAGTAGAAGAAATACAACATCCATCTAACTCTAATAATGCAGTATCTATTGCATCAGATTCTAGCGTTAGCTTAAAACATAGTGGTTCTGCAAAGTTAGCAACTACATCTACAGGAGTCAGTATAACTGGAACGTGTACTGCAACATCATTTAGCGGTTCAGGATTAGGATTACCTGCAACAGGTGGTACGTTTACAGGTTCTGTTGTTTTTGAAGATGCAATAAATGAAAATGTATTTGCTATAACTGACGCTTCTTCTGTTGCCTTAGATCCTGATAATGGAATGGTTCAGACTTGGACATTAGGAGCAAATAGAACTGCAACCGATAGTTTAACTACAGGTCAATCAATGCTACTCATAGTAACAGCAAGTAGTTCTAATTATACTTTGACTTGGCCTACAATGAAATGGCGTGGTGGCTCTGCTCCTACACTTGGCGGAGCTAATGCTACAGCAATAGAATTATTTAAAGTCGGAAGCCAATTATATGGAGCAACAATCGGAGATCTTTCATGACATTATCTCATAGACTTCGTGTTGGGGCAGCAACAGCACCCCCTATTATAGAAACTGGTTTAACACAATATTTAGATTTTGGTAATACAAGTTGTTATGACCCTAGCGTAAATACAAGTTTAGTAAATGATTTATCTGGTAATAACAACTACTGTACAATAGGTAACGATAGTATTTTTAATTACGGTGGTACTAGCAGCAGTTATACAATTCCAAATTTATCTGTTAGTTCTAGTAATGGTGGTCATGTAATTTTAAATAAAGCTATTGGTAGTTCTTACGTTCACAGTAATGGAAGTGTACCTGTTCTTTATAGGCAAACAGATATTTTAACTGACGCTCGTAATATTAATTCATATGTTATCCCAGATTTTACTTGGGAATTTTGGGTAAATGTGTATCCGTATCAAGATTACGATATTTTGAACTCAGATTGGTGGGCTATAGACAAAACTATGGGTTATGAAACCACCAACACTAATGGAGGCAAATTTTTTATGCCTACTGCTAATGCTAGCTATGGATATACAAGTGGTTACCAAAACGTAACTTATAGTTCTTCAAATTTAATTAATCAACAATATTTTGGCTGGCAACATATTGTAGTTAGCAAAATAGGTAATAGTTCAAACAATTTTAAATTATATATAAATAATATTTTGCAGTGGACTGCCACAACTAACGGTTCAAATGCTACTGCAAGTTATTATTTTTTGGTGCCTAGTTTACCTAATAAGTTTTTTGCTTATTGGAATAGTTACCAAACGAATACAACCTATGCTTTTGATGGTAAATGGGCTATAACTAGGTTTTATGGCACAAAAGGATTAACTGCTTCAGAAGTTGAACAAAATTGGAACGCTGAAAGAGGCCGTTTTGGACTTTAACAATTAAACTATTATTATGAACTACGCAATTATTGATGGTACTACTGTAAAAAGCACTGGTACGATCCAGCAATTATTTCCTAACACAAGTTTTAGTGCTACTGGTATTAATGCAGATTTTTTATCAGCAAATAATGTTGTTGAACTTATAGAAACTCTTAGCTTTACAACACCAACTCAAAAGTTATCCATAGTGGATGCTTACGTTGATAGTGGAAAGGCTTACACTGTAAAGGTAGAAAGTACAACAACAGAAGAGCAGACTACTCTTATAAATCAACAATGGGCAAATGTAAGATTAGAAAGAGATCGTAAATTACAAAAAACAGATTGGAGAGCTAGTAGTGACCTTACCTTGTCTGATGCTTGGAAGACTTATAGACAAGCTTTGCGTGATATTACAACACAAGCAGATCCATATAATATAACTTGGCCTACAGAACCTAGCTAAGATTATAGGCTGCTGTTACACTATAAGAAACATATTATCGACTTATGGCTCGTAAAACAAATGCAGAACTACAACAACGCATACAAGAATTAAAAAATAATCAACAACAAGCAGTACAGTTTGCTAATGAATGTCGTGACGAGATTATGCGTATTGAAGCTAAATTAGAAGATAGAGCAGAGGCAGAAACCGAAAAAAAGTCTATTGCGAAATAATAGAAAAGGAGTGTAGATGTTGCGGTAAAGTGTTTGCTACCACAGAACAAAGAAGAAAGTATTGTTCTAATGCTTGTAAAACAAGGTTTTATCGTAGAAAGCTGGCTACTTAGTTTGTGTTGTCATTTGCCTTGTCATTAAACTCATAGTGACGTATAAAGGTGACAGAGCTACAATTAGTAGTAACACAAGTACTGAAGTCATTGAAAGTGCTTTAACTATTGCAAATTTAATCATGTTCCAAAAGATCGCTAATGTTTTAAGTATTATTTCTTTTATCATGGTAGCCTCCATGAGTGGTGGAGCGTACTTGGGTTACAAGTATGTAACGAGTGAGAATTTT